CCCAGGGTGTAAACCTCGAAAGCGCCGTTTGTATGGTGCGGTTGCCGTAGGTTCCGAAAGTGCTTTCGGGTCTGTCCCATTTGTCGCGCATAAGCCCGGAGGCTCTAAAGAGGCGGTCTATTGCCTCGGCGTCGCCGTTGGTCCAGTAGCAAAGGTGATTTACTAAGGCCAAGTCTGCGGCGCTGTGGTCGCCTCCCTGGGCGCTTGTGTCGCCGTTCCAGAGCGCGCGTATTTCGGAGCCGTTACGACTTGCAAAAGCTTTCTGTAATATGTCGTGGTCGCTTTCTGGGCCTCTCTGGGCCGTTCTGGGGCTCTCCTGGGCTTGCTGGGGCTCAATGTATTTACTGTGGACTTTTGCCGCCTCCTGGGTGCGTTCCTGGAGCTCTCGGACGGTTCCGAAAGGTCGGCCCGTTACTGTAAAAAAGCGCCCGCTTTCGTAAATCTCTACGGCACCTTTGCGACGTCTGCCGGCCGGAATAGAGCCACGGCAAAGAATATGCAAGCCGGAGCCGCTCGGGCTGTATTCGGTGTAGCTGTCCAGGGTGGCCACTATGTCGGCCGCCTCCGGTGTAAGGTTCCCGGCAGCGTCTATTACGCCGTCAAGGTCTACGCCGAAAATACCGTTTGCAAACTCAATGCCCACGCCGGCCAGGTTGTGGCGTTCAGCTGCCGCCACGGCCTCCGAAAAGGTCGCCCAGGTGCTCGGGTCGTTTGCTTTCGCGTCGTTAAGTGTCTTAGGGTCTACCGGTATTTTAGCAAGCTTGCCGTTTCCTCTGGAGGCTGTCCGGTAGCATACCCATTGCGGCAAGCTCTTTAAGCTGTCCGGGATAGCTGCATATTTGCTCATTTGTCGCCCTCCTCATTGTTGAAAATGTCCCACGGGTCATAAAGCTTTTCGGTGTCCACTTTCTCCCCGTTGCAAAACTTATGCTTATATAAGACGGCCTCATAGTTTGCCGCCGTGTTTATGGCGTCCTGGTCCCCCTCGAAAGCCTCGGCCTCAAAGAGCCGGTCGCTCAAAAATGCGTTCATGCAGTCGAAAGAGTAGTAATATTTTACGGTGTCCTTGCTCATGCTTGCGCCTCCTTTTCAATTCCCAAAAGCTCATACACAAAGCCGTATATAATGCCCATGCTGTAACCGTCTGTGCAAGCCTCCAGGGCTGCGTAAATCTTCGGGCGGTATTCCTCCGGGTCGTAGTGCTTTACAGGCGCCGGCTTTTTAGGCTTTGGCGCGGGTTTCGGCGCGGGTTCGCTCGGCATGGCAAGCAGTTTGTAAACAAGGTCCAGCAAGGCAACGTCCTTGCAGTCTTTGGCAGCGTCGTTTATAAGCTCGATATATGCGGCTTTTTGGTTCTTTGTATCTAACATTTTTGTAAGCTCCTTTTCGTAATATTGAAATTATCGCGAAAAAGTGCTATAATTATAGGGCTATAGTTCTTCTATAGCGCTCCGTGCCTGTTCCTGGGTGAAGCATTGCCGCGCTGCCCAGGAACGGGCTTTTTTTATAGCCTTTTTTCGTCGGTTCGGTGAGAGTGTCCCCACAGGAGGGAACGGCTCCCGGTTTCTACAGAGTACGGACGGCGGCCCCAAGCCGGCCGGCCGTGCTCTATATTATCTTTAGATAATATATCTATTCGGCCTCAAAACGGGCCAGGAAAAACGCCCAAAACCCCAGTAAATACGGGCTTTTCGCGGGTTTCCGGTGCCCTTATTAAAAGTGCCGTTTCTGGCACTCAAAATGCCTTATAAGTGCCGTTTCTGGCACTCAAAATGCCTTATAAGTGCCGTTTCTGGCACCAAGCTTTTTAAGCTTTCGGCGGTGCTACGGTTATTTTCTTAATGCTTTTGCCTCTGGCTTTCGCCGTGTAGCTGCCTATAATGCCTTGCTTTTTCCAAAGCTCCAGACAATAAGCAATGTCGCGGTCTATCTTCTTTCGGGTATCTATGGGCGGGTCCGGCTCTCCGATATTCTTATATATGGTCGTATATAAAAGCCCACGGTCGCCGGTGCGGGTCTTTATCATGCGTATAATTTCCCGGTATAAGTAGCGCTGTATTTGCTTAAAGCGTATGGTGGACTTTTTCGGAGGCAGTCCGCAAAGGTTTTGCACGTTGCCCTTTGTTGTGTCCAGGCAGTACGCCGGCGGGTAAATAAGCTGGTTGGTGGCCTTAGCGTGTAAAAAGTGCATAGGCATAAAGTCTTTTGCGAACTGGTAGCCGGTAACGTTGACGCCTCCGGCCATAAGCACGACTTCGCGGAACTCTAAAAGCTGGCCTTTGTATTTTACGGTCGCTTTGTTCTTAGGCGGCCGCTTGAATTGCTCTATTTGCTTTTCCCATTCCATATAGGCCTTTACGTGGTGCAGCTTTGCCATGCTGGCCTCCACGGCCGACACAAGCTCGGCCGAAACGGTCGCGGAATTGTTCACCAAGCCCAGGTACTCGCGGGCGATTTGTGCCGCCGATAGATAAACCGGCGACGTTGTGGCACGGTCTAAAAGGTGGCCTACTGCTATTTCAATTTCCATGTCGAAATGAGTTATAGCGGGCTGGTCCTTTTCCAGGGCAAGCACGGAATTTATAACCGGGTTTTTGTCGGGGTAGTGCTGCACGGCCGGCAAGTTTTGGTCCTCGACGGCCTTTTTGAACGGTGCGGACGTACAGAGCGCCACGACGTCCCGGCGGGCCGGTATTCGTGTTTGGTATGCGTCCGCGCTGTGAAAGTCTTTCAAAGCCTCGATAAGGTCCAAAGCGGACTTTACGCAAGCCTCCAAAGCCTCCTCCTCGCTCATTTCCGGCAGCTCGATTTTGTTTAAGTCAAGCTCTCTCATTTATTAGTAACCCTCCTTACTGGTAACTCGGTTTACTGGGTTACTTGTCCCATGTCTTGCCGTTTATAGCTTTGTCGTTGTTGTAGTGGTTGTTAAGGTATTCTGTCAGCATTTCGTCGAAAACGTCGGCCAGCTGCAAGCGCTCAATATAGGCATAGTCCCTCAAAAATTCATACTTGCGCATGGTTTCTTCAGTAACGGCGAAAGAGACGCGGCCCGTTTTGTCGGACTTCTTGCGGGGCTGCTTGCCGGTCGGCTTGCTGGCCTCCTCTCCTGTGGGTTCATCAAAGAAAGCGTCCAGGGCGCCTTTTTTGCTCAATGGGTTTTTCATGCTTTCGCCTCCTCTTGTTTGGTTATCTCCTCGGCAAAGGCGGCATAGTCGGCGGCCGCTTTGCTTTTCTGTTTAAATTGGAATATGTCCAGGCCTCGCGCCGGAGCGTCTGCAAGGGCTATGCTGGAGCGTATCACAGTATTATAAACTTTGTCCCCGAAGAACTCTTGCACCTGGTCCCGGATTTCCTTTGCGTGGTTTGTGCGTCCGTCGTACATTGTGAGAAGTACGCCCGCGATTTCAAGCCCAGGGTTTACACGTCGCTTAATAAGCTTTATCGTGTCCAGGAGGAGCCCAGCGCCACTTAAGGCCAGGTAGTGCGCTTGCTGTACTATGATTACAGAGCGCGCGGCGGTAAGCGCGTTAATGGTCAGCAAAGAGAGGTTCGGCGGGCAGTCAATTAAAATATAGTCGTATGCGTCGCTTATTTCCTCCAGGGCCTCTTTTAAGATAAGCTCGCGCCCTGGTATGCTCGAAAGCTGGAGGTCAGCTGCAGAAAGCCTTATATCTGCCGGCACTATGTCAAAGCCGCTGCCTACGTTATCAAAGAGCGCGTCGGCAATGCTGGCGCCCTGTAAAAGTACCTCGGCAATGGTGCAGCTCTGGTCCGTTACGGCCTCCTCCAGGCCGGCGCTTATGCTTAAGCTGCCTTGCGGGTCGGTGTCCACAAGTAAGACGCGGCGGCCAGCTCTTACAAGCGCGGCGCCCAGGTTAAGCGTTGTGGTGGTCTTACCTACGCCGCCTTTTTGGTTTACTACGGCAATTATTCGCGTTTTCATTTCTGGCCCTCCTCTACGGCAGCGCGCAAAGCGTCGCCCAGGTCAAGGCCCCAGCGTTTGTCCGCGTACCTTATCAGCTCGGCCAGGCTTTCGGAATACTTACCGGAGCCGGCGTACTGTATGCAGTACAGGCGGGAGCCGTCTTTATTTATAATGGTTTGCAGCTTTGGCGGGTTCTGGCCGGCGCCTCTCTTTACGTCTAAAATTGTTTCGGTTCTTATAAGCTCTTTTCTCATTCGTTGCCCTCCTCTAAAATGTCGGCGGGCTTGCAATCTAACACTTCTGTTATTTTGCGGAGCGTTGCCGCTCTGGGTACGCTGTGGCCGTTGGCCATGTTTGAAATGGTCATAAGGCGCACGCCGGCAGCTTTCGCAAGCTCGGTGTAATTCATTGCGGCCAGCTGCAAGCGTCGGTCAAATTTTGTCTTATCAATCTTAAGCACGGTGTAACCTCCTTTTTGGTTCGTTGTATTTGGTGCTATTATCATTATAGCGGTTTGCTCTCGGTTTGTCAACCGTTTTATATAAGATTTCTACAAGTTTACATTTTATTCACACTTTATCCCCAGAAAAAAGAGGCAGCCAGGGCGGCCGCCTCCTCTCCTCCTGTGGTTTCACAGGTAGGCAAGCGCTTTTTTCTTGTACCGGTTCACGCTTTGCAAGCTGTAGTTTACCCGCCACGTTATAGCCTCCAGGGTGTGGCCCTCCATGTAATGGAGCCGGCATATTTCCCGGCAAGGTTCCGGCATGGCGTTTATAGCGTCCTCGACGGCCTGGAGCTCGGCGCGGCCCTCCTCGATAAGGTGGGCGTAAAGGTCTACAAGTTCGTAAAAGGTGCCGGAGCGCTGGCCCTTTGGAGCCCAGCCCCGGTCCTCGTCCTTTTTGGCAGCGTCCAGGAGCGCGGCGCGTAAACGCTCCAGCTGCTTTACCTCCATTTTTACGGCTCTGTAGTCCTTAAGTTGGCTTTCGGTCATTATGCCCCGTACTGTATGCGGGCCTGTACTCGGATATTAGCGCCGGCTTTATCTTCGTAAAGGTCTATGCCCTCGATAATGTAAAACTTACCGGAGCCCACAGGGTATTCAATTTCGCAATAGGTGTCAAACTCAAAGCTCGGCTTTGTAAAGGTAAAATAAACGTTATTCCAGGAGTGGTCCGCGCCGGCGTTAAATGTTTCTCTAACGCTCATGCTGCGGTAGTGTGCCCAGACTTCCCCTTTAAGGATTGTCGGGCGCTCGGTGTCCCAGTCTATCCCGTAAATTCGTATGCGCTTATCTTTTAACAGTTTTGGCATTGTGTAGCCCTCCTTAATATAGGTTTATAAATTCGTGGTAGTGGTCATGCAGCCCCACGTAGGCGTCAAGCAAAGAGGCGGTGCCGTCTATTCGGAGCTTGGCGGCCTGGGCCTTAACGGGCACTATATTTCCGTTTCGGTCGGTCTGTACGCCGGTATTAGTTAAGCACCATTTCAAAATAGGGTTGTCGTTGTAGTTAATGCGCTTGGCCTGGAGGTCGGCGCCCATTTTCTGCATAGGCAGCGAAAGCGTTTTTGCTCCCTGTATGCAGCGCTCCATACGAAAGCCTTTGCTTTCCATTTCCTCTACCCAGTAACGGGCGCTGTAGCTGTCGTAGTATATCCAGGCGGGCGTAATGCCGTATATCTGCACCATTTCCAAAAACCAGTCTGTAACGTCGCTGTAGTTTATGGTATTGCCTCGACAAAACCTTATAAGCCCGGCGTCGTGCCATTTGTCATAAGGTATTTTGTCCCGCTGTACGCGCTCCTCCACGTTGTCCTGTGGTATCCAGTACATTTGCTTTACAAAAAAGCCGTCGTTTTCTGGGTTATACATTAGCAACGTTGCCGCCGTTAAGTCGGTAGTTATAGAGAGGTCGGCGCCGCCGATAGCATAGCAGCCGCGCAAGTCCTCAATATTGAACGTGGCCGGGTTGTAAATGTCGTCGAAAGTAAGCCAGGCGGTGGACTTAGTGCCGCGCAAGTTAAAGTCCTTAACAAGCACGCCGTTTAGGTCTACCGGGTTTTGCTTTGCCCTCTCTACCTTTGCCCGGAGGTCGTCCAGCTTTTTTATGCTGCCTAAGCCTGGGTTAGCCTTTACCCAGTTGCGCTCGTTCTTCCATTCGTTCCGGTTGTCCAGCTCGTAAATGATAGGTAAAAAGCGCTCGTCGGTGTAAGTGCCGTTTATGATGTTTTCGGCGTAATTGTAAATATCGTCGAAAATACATTCGCGGACGGTGCCGGCAGTCGTTATCATAATTAAGAGAGGCTGGCGGCGGGCGCTCTGGCTCTGTTTCATAACTTCGTATAAGTTACGGTCCTTTACGCCGTGCAGCTCGTCCATAATAACGCCGTGAGCGTTCAAGCCGTCCAGGGTGTCGGAGTTCTTACCCAGCGCTTGCATTTTGGCCATGGCGTCCGCAAAGTAAAGGTCGCTTTTTCGTTTCTTAAGCACTTTTCGGAGCTCTGGGCTCTGCTGTATCATGTGCAGCACTTCGTCGAAAATAAGCTTTGCTTGGTCTTTCTTTGTGGCCACGGTGTAGAGCTCGGCGCCGGGTTCCTGGTCCGCGATAAGCAAGTAAAGAGCTATGCCGGCAAGCATGGTGCTTTTGCCGTTCTTACGTGCTACCATGAAAAAGCTTTCGGTATAGCGGCGGTACCCGGTCCGGGTGTCGATAAAGCCGAAAAGCGCCGAAATGTAGGCCTTTTGGAATAGCTCCAGCTTTACCGGACGGCCGGCCCATTCTCCCTTACTGTGTTTGCAAAAGCGCTCAATAAACCTTATGGGCTTAGTGGCCTTTTTCACGTCGAAAATGTACGGGCCGCGCGGGTTCCGTATTTCGTCGGCCAGCTTTGCGTACACAGTAGCGGCCTTTTTGCTGGTTCTTATCTTCCCGGAGGCTATGGCGTCGGCATATTCTAAAACGTAGTTAGTCTCCGATAATGAAGTCATGCAGCGCGTTTCCCTCCTCCGGTTTTTTCTCCTCTTTCGGCAGCAAGTCTACAAGCTGCTTGTAAAGCAAGCTGTAGCGCTGTACGGTCGTATTATAAGACTTAAGCGCCGGGCTCTCCCGGAGCATTTCTTGTTTGCCGTTCTTGAAAAGCTCAACGGCGCCGGTCTGTTTTACCATGCGGCGGAGCTGTGCAAGTGTAGAGGCCATGAAATTTAATTCAGTAATGAGCTTTTTTGCAATGGGCTTTTTCTCCTCGGGGATAAGCTCCAAAAGCTCGGTAAGGTTTTTATATTGCGTGGTCATGTTGCCGCACCTCCTCTTTATGTCCCCAGATAATACGGTAATTTGGTAATAAAAGTTACTGGTAAATATTGTTTACTGATTTACCAGTAAACCCCCCTCCCATGCGGAAAACCTCGGAGAGGTTTAGAAAACCCCGCTGCCCGTTTTCCCAAAAGCTCCAAAAACTGGAGCCCTGGGGGGGGTGGTATGGGTAAAAAATAAGCCTCCAGAATGGCCCACAGGCCGCTTTTTAGACGCTGGCAAGGCGTTTGCCCCTCCTGGTCGTTGTGCGGTCTGTAGGGCTCCTGGAGGCCCTCTAAAGCTATAAGGTTAAACGGTCGGTAAGCTGCAAAGCATGAACAAACAGGCAGAATGAGAGAGAAAGCCCGCCGTAGTCGGTAATGCGTGTAACCTCTACGGAAAAACTTTGCTGCCTTTACCTGGTGCGCTCTGTCCCGGTTGTACTTCCCAGGCGTCGCGCTGCCCTTTGCTGGCCGTTCCTCTCCAGCTCCAGGCCCAGGCTTAGTCGTGGCCCCCGTTCCCATGAGCTGCACTTTATAGGCCCGTAAGGCTTAGGCCCACAGGGTAAGAGCTACCGTACCCCGTCTATATGTGCCGCTCCCCGCCACGATATACCGGCCGCTTAACCTTATAGCTTTAGCGCTTAATAAGGTTGCCGCTACTGTCAAACATAAGCCCCGGAGCTGTTGCCCCCGTTACGAAGTGCTCGCGGGTGTGGCACGTCTGGCATAAGGCCTCCAGGTTGTCCCAGCTTAACGTAATAGCTGGGTTGTTTATGTTCTCCGGCGTTATGTATTCCTTATGGTGGACTATTCGCGCCGGTTCCCCGCAACGCTCGCATATACCGTGCTTGCTGGCCATAAAGGCCGCTTGCGTGCGCTGCCAGGCTTTGGACTTGTAAAAGGCCGCTTGCTCGGCAAAAGCCATTATGCGCCCTCTCCTGTGGTTTCTGCGTTAATGGTCGGAGCCATTGCCTTAATGGTTTTAAGCAGATTGTTTACCACTACTTGCAGCTGTACGGCGTCGGTGCCGTCCGGGTTATACCACAAGCAAAGCAAGAATTTTGCAAGGGTCTTAAGTAAAGGGTATTTGCCCACGGCTGCCGCCGGGTCCTTTACGCCTGTAGTGGTGGAAATGTAAGACGGAATAGCGGCCAGCAAGTCCGCAACAAGCGCGCTGTTTCCATCGTTGTATTCGGTTCTTAAGGCCTCGAAAGCCTCGGGAAGTGTAAGCATTACTCAATAAGCCCCCTTTCTATTACTTGCTTAACCTCTTTTTCGTACTCTGGCAAAACCTCATTTACTGCATTTGCAAAAAACGGGTTTCCTTTGGTTCTGCCGCCGTTTTTCGTGGCGTGGCCATGTACTAACAAGTGAGTTAAGCGGCCCTGTTTCCCTTTAGCGCCTACGGTGTAAGTAGTGCTGCCGGTTGCCGGGCTGGTTTGGCTGGTGTAACCGATAGAGCGGGCATATTTGCCGCTGTTTTTCGGAGCTGTAGCCTTAAGCTTTTTGGTGAGCTTGTCGGCCGCTCCCTGGCTTGCAGCGTTTACGCCGTCGGTTACTTGCTTATGGTATTTTTTAAGCTCTGCGTCAAGCGCTTTGCCGATAACGTCGCCGGGTGTTAATTTGGCCATTTGCTCCCCTCCTGTGGTTGTATTTTGCGGGGGTTCCCCCCTATGAGCTCCCGGAGGAGCCCACAGGAGGCCCGCTCGTAGGCTTAGGCGCCTACAGTAAGCTTTACGAAAGCCTCTTTTACAATAGGCTTGCAGTCAGCAACGGCAAGCGCTCTGTAGTCGATAAGGCCAGACTTGAAAGAGCTTTCGCGGCTGGTTTCGATTACGATACCCTGGGGCATATTGTAGCCCATGTAGTGGTAATTACCGAAAACAATTTCATTGTCGGCCAAGTTGTCGTCTACAACGACTTCAAAGCCAAGAATTTTACCGATGTTTTCGGCCTTAGGGTCTGCAATGAATACAGGGCGCTTGTTTGCGTCTACCATGCCATAGAAAACATTGTAGAGCGTTGCGTTATTCATTGCCCACTTAGCGCCGGCGCTGTAGCCTCTCTTAAGAGCCGCCACGGTCTTTACTACGTCGCCGTAAGTAATAGCGCCAGAAGTGCCGGAGCCCTTAACCTGGTTTACGCCGTCCTCCCAAGTAATGCCGGTATTAAGGCCGGTGCCCTGGTTGGAGCCGGTGCCGTTCCAGATAGCGTCCGCGATAGTCTCCATTACGCAAGCGGTCAGCTCGTCTACCAAGTAAGCCTCGAAAGCTGCAATGCTCATGCTCTTAGTAGCTGCGGAAATGGAGAAAATTTTAATGATTTCGTAGCCGGCAAAAGTAACGCTTGCTGGTACGTTCTTTTCGCCGTCCACGGCTGCGCCCTCTGCGTGCCATGCTGCCTTAGTGCCAGGAGTGCCCACAGGGATTGCAATTTTGCTCGGCATATTAAAGCCGCGGCAATGAGGGAGAATGCCGCCGATAGTGCGGGCCTTTTTAACAATTTCGTTAAGAGTAGACGTAGGCACAACGGCTGCGCTCTCAGTAACGGTGTTAAATTCGCCGGCGCGGTTCTCAGCCTTTACGATTGCCTGGGCTCTCTCAAAAGCTGCCTTTTCAGTAGCGGAAAGCTGGCGGCCCATGAGCTGCTTATAAAAAGCGTCTCTGTATTCAGTAGAGGCGAAAACGTCGCCCTCTGTGGCCTCCTTGCTTGCCTTATTGTCGAAGTTTGCGCCGCCTACGAAGTGAAAGCCGCGGAACTCAACGCCGGAGCCCTGGGAGCCGTTGCCGCCCTGGCTGCGCTTTTCGTTCATGGCCTGTTCCATGCCCTCGGCCTCAATGTTAAGGGCCGCAACGTCGGCGCTGGCGTCGGTCTTGATAATGTTTGCGATTTCGGCCGCTCTTGCCTCGATTTGCTCGGCGGTCATGTTCTTATAGTGGTTGTAAGCCTCTGCGATAGTCTTAAATTTCATGGTGTTTATACCTCACTTTTGAATAGAATTTTGTTGCACTTAATAAGCACGTTGTCGCGCTCGGTGTTTGCAAGGCTGGTAAGTGCTGCCCTGGCCTCAACGCTCGCGCTCGGGTACGCCGGAAATGCTACCACGCTTACCTCATAAATTTTTTCGATTTTATGAATTGTTCGCGTGTTGGTTGCTCGGTCGTAGCTGTCCCCGCCCTCCGGTACCTTAAATGCAAAGCTCATGCCGTCCAGGTCCCCGCGTTCTACTGCCGTATAAACTGCGCGTGCGTCCTCCGTGCTTGCCAGCTCGGCGCGCATTTCAAGCCCTTTGTCGGTAACGGTAAGCTGCATGGTTTTTGGTGCCCTTGCAAGCGGAACTTTTGCCATATCGTGGCCGTATAAAAGCCTGGTGTCGGAAATGTCGGCCCCGTCAAGGGCTCCACGCTTTATAACCTCGGTATAGCTGCCGCGCGGGTCGTTTATTGTGGTAGGCGTATCAAATACGATAGGCATACCGGTTAAAACTAAGGCTTTAGGCTCTGCCGTGCCCTCTGCTCTTGTTTCTGTGGTTATATGGGCCACTCTAAGCTCTTTCATGCTGTAGGCCTCCTTTTCTCTATGTACTCGAAATAGTAGTTAATTTGGTAGCGCTGGGCCTCTGGGTCCCATTCGGCGCCGTCCTTTTCATAGTGGCGGCCGTATTCGTTCAAGGCCTCCTCCATGTTGTCCTCCTCCGGGCCGTCCAGCTCTTTTACGTATAATTCCACAGTAAGGGAATGATAACGGAGCAAGGGCAAGCCGTCCGGGCCGTCGGTGCTTATATCGTCCATATAAACGGCATAAGCTCCAGCGGGAGGCTTAGGAAAGCGCGCCCGGCGGTATGGTACGCCCGCTGCTTTCATAATTGCATTTATCATGCCTCGGCCCCCTCCTCCGGTTCTTTGGCCGGAGCCTTAAGGCCCATAAGCTGGTATTCGGTAGCGTGCGCCTGGTCCACGTAGTTTAGAGACTGTATGCGGCGGTCGCCGTCCGGTACGCTCGGGAGGTTCAAAACCTCTAAAGCCTGGTTTACGGTCAGTAAGCCCATTGGCATAATTTCTTTAAGCAATGCAATTTTATTGCCGTTGCTTATGAACTGGAGGCGGCCGCTCTCAAATAAAATGGAGTTGCCGAAAGCCTGTTCCCTCGGGCTAAAAATCTTTCGCGTAAATTCCAGGCCAGCCAGCAAGGCGAAAGGCTCGGCCACGCTCTCATAAAACGCGGCCCATTGGTCGTCGTTGTAGCTGCTGTTTACGATAGCCTCCGAAATGCCCAGGTAATTATAAATCTTGGTACGCGTTGCGGCCATTTGCTGGGCGTCGATTACTGCCGGCTTGCTCTCAATAGGCGTGTAGTCCGTCTGCTGGTCAGTTGCTACAACGCCGCCGCTGTTCTCCAGCTGTAAGTAGTCCTTAACAAAAGCGTTTTTCTGCTCCTGGAGCTTTTCTGGGCTCAAAATCTGGGTAAATTTCAAAAGGCCTCTAAGGGTTACGCCGGCCTTAATGCCGTTTATAATTCCCTCGTTTTCCGTGTGGGCCAGCTCCAGAGCCGGTGCCAGCGCCTCGTTATCGTCGCCCAGTAGGTCGTTACTGTTGAAATGGCGCTTAAGGTGGATAACGTCGGAATATAGGAAAGTGTAATTGCTGCCGTTCATAAAGTAGAGCTTTACGTAAAGAGTGCCGGCCGGGTCTGCGTAAAATTCGGCTTGCGTTGCTCTCACAGGAAAGAGGGCCACGGGCTGCCCGTTCCCGCCTCTCTGGATAACGCAAAAAGCATTATTATACAAGTAATAATGCGTGGCCAGCCTGTAATACATATCGTAGGCGCTCATATACGGGTTAGGCTCAATTTGTAAAAGTCGGTTAAGGTTGCAGCGTCCCTCTGCTCTGCTGTGGTCTGCAAAGGTGATTACGTGGGAGCCTTTAAGCTTGCCCAGGTTGCGGGCGATAGCGTCCACGCCGCCGCGGAAAATGTCGTTGCTGTATGCGTCGCCGCTCCAGGCCGTAAAAGTCGGAGTAAAGCCGGTAAGCTCGGCGCGCTCCATTTTGGCCGGTGCGGGTTTTCTAAACAGACGCGAAAAAATGTTCAAGTGTCGCGCCCTCCTCTCATTTATTGCGGTTTATTAGTTTACTGATAATTCAGTAATAAAAATAACTACACTACTACATTATCAGTTTACCATATTATCAGTAAATTTTCAAGTGTTCGTGCTAAAGATGGCACTAAATGGCACACTTTTTACAATTTGTTCATAAAAAAAAGAGCCCCGCCGGGTGTGGCGGGAGCTCCTGGGCTCTTATAAACGGTCGAAAACGTCGGCCGCTGTCTCTGTGGTTTCCTCCTCGGCCAGGCTGGAGAAGTCGCCAGGCTCGAAAAAGTCGTATTTCGGGTAGTATTCAAGGCAAGTGCTAAAGTCCCGGCCGTAGCGGTTCTTAAGGCATACAAGCTCAATGCTGCGGGGAGTGGCCCGCTTTTCCTCTTGTATTTTCTTTCGCTTTTCGCCTATTTTCGTTTGCGGGTTATTAAATATAGGGTCGGTAGATATTACGGCGTACTGCATACCCCATACAACGTCGGCGGTGTACTCAATGCCGGAGCTCTCGCGGAAACTCTCAAAACTTATGGGCGAAAGATAGTTTGCACGGTTTAAGGCGCTTATAACAAAAAGCACTAAGTCATGCTTACGCTGCATTATCTTAAGCCGCCTCATGTTCTGGTCGGTCTTTTCCTTGTCGCTCATGCGCGGGTCGGTTGCCGGGATAATTTGCAGATAGTCTATAATAACTACAGGAGTAATGCCGGTTTTTTCAATAAACGCCGCCACGGTCTGGGCTATGCTCTCGGCCGTCTCGTTAAAGTTGCACTCTTTAATGATTACGCGGCCGCCGTACTGCTGGTAGTTCTGGTAGGCGTCGCGCATAAGGCCGGAGCTCTTGCCGGCTCTTAACTCGATAGCACTTAAGGGCCTATTTTCTTTTTTGTACTGGTCATACTGGCCGCAAGCCTCCACGCTGGAAAGCTGGGCTTTGCAGAGCTCGCGCCACTTTTCGCCGGCCTGGGTCTGGTAAAGCTTGAAACTCTCGCGGGATAAGCTCTTGCTTACAAGCTCAAAAATGGACTGCTCCAGGGAGAAAAAAAGCACGGTGTCGCCGGCGGCTGCCAGCTGGTCGGCCATTTGGTGCGCAAAGGTCGTCTTACCCAGAGAGGAAAGCGCGCCCAGAACGTAAAGCCCAGGGTAAAGCCCGCCGGTTTCAAAGTCTATGTCCGAAAAGCCCGTTTTGCGCTGCCTGTAGCCCTGGAATTGCTCCCGGTCGGCCTTAAATTGCTTTCGGAGGTATTCTGCGGCGTCCGTCAAGCCCTCCAGAGGGTCGGCCGTAGGCTGTGAGCCCACAGGAGGAGAGGCGGGCGCGTCCAGGTCTGCAAAGTCTCTCTGCGCGTCCTGGTAGGTGTAGCCGGTAGGCTCCCAGGGTGTAAACCTCGAAAGCGCCGTTTGTATGGTGCGGTTGCCGTAGGTTCCGATAGTGCTTTCGGGTCTGTCCCATTTGTCGCGCATAAGCCCGGAGG